GTAGCTGGTCAGGTAGGTATGACCTCTCAGGCTGTTATTAACGCCGTACAGCAACAAGGTTGTGAGATCGGTAATCAAATTAGCTCTTGCTGCTGCAATTTGAGTTCTTTGATCAACCAAAGCACTTGCTAGACTCAGCAGATGATCAACAATCAAGGTTATGAGAATCGTCTTGAGACATTGAATCAGACTAACACGTTACAAAACACTATTAATCAAGGATTGACGAACAATCGTGAGCAAGCCACGAGTCGGTTCAATATCTTGAGCGCTAAGATTGATGCTCAAACAACCTTGATTAATGATAAATTCTGTCAATTGGAAATGCGTGAGATGCAGAATACGATCAATCAGTTGCGTGATGAAAGGTCGGCTTACCAAGCCTCCGCGTTGACTCAGCAACAGACTCAGAATTTGATCAACCAGTTGAGACCTACCCCTGTGCCGGCTTATCCTTCATGCTCTCCTTACCAGACTTATGGATGGGGTCAAGCATTTTATGGAGGTAATTACGGATGTGGGTGCAACAATGGATGCTGCAACAACGGAAACGCCGCTATTTAACTCTATAAAGGAAGGAGGCTATTATGGCTTGTGTTTCTAAAATAGGGTCTCTTTATGAGTTGGTCACGAAGAACGTGGTAGTGACTACTACCAACACCATCTTCGGCATCAACCCAAGGATATGGCTGTCCTTGCCATGCGAGGGCCTTCTGCTGCTGAAAATTCGGCAGGTGGTTCCGACAACAGGCGAGACATTGCCAGTACAGATAGCTATCCCAGCGAACAGCACCGTATCCACGGTAGGTGATGACACATGCTGCCCGGTAACCGGCGTGGCTGTGGTGAATCCGATCAACGTGGCTGTGACCGGAGCGGCTATGGTTAACAACACCGAACGCCTTGTTTATTTCAACAAGGTAAGGGGTGTATTGAGGCTCATGGATTGCTGTGTGCCTACAACCGCCGCATCAGCGTCGGAAACGGATGTTGATGAGGAATAGGTTAGATTGGATGTCTAATGGGAGGGTATTCCCTCCCGCTTAAAAATCGAGATATGTTTAGAGACTTAAAGAAAGGATTTCAAGTATATACGCTGGATACGTCCGATGTCCCGGTGTTCAGGATGGGGAATGTGGTCAACGTGTCCGAGCCTAGGTTCCAGCAACCCCAGATGGGTCAGATGGGGCAATATCAGCAACTACAGGATAGGGTGATAGATCTTACCGTGGAGATAAACGGGTCTTCCATGACCTATGTCGTACCGGAGAGCAGGGATGTCGCTATGTCCAATAACATAACTTTGGCCTGCTCGGTCGATCCGATCATGAACCAGCTTAACGCCGCTAAGAGAACCAGCTCCGATATTCTCGATAGTATCGATAAGCATAGGAGGACACTAGAGGCTTGTGATTCGATCCTTGAGGAAATCAATCCGGCTTTTAAGCAGACTAAGGATCAAGACCGGAAGATCAAGAATCTTGAGGAGAAAGTCGATAGGATGGGATCCTCTTTCGATGAGCTAAAAGAGTTGTTAATTAAAAAATTAGGTTAAGATGAGAGTTATAGATTTAGGCGGCGGTCACGATGAGGACTACAATGACGAGATCTACGATCGTAGAGGCGGCCGTGGACGTAGCAGACGTTCGGATGGGACTTACATGGGTTATGGTGGTGGAATATATGACCATTATGGCAAGGAGCATGACGGTAGGATGGATGAGCTAGAACGCCGTGAGCGTGATCTTGAAAGACGTGAGAGGGAGCTGGAACGTGACGAGCGTGAGCTTGAGAAACGTGAGAGACTCCATGAACGTGAGGACGAGATGTATCGCAGGGGATGGTTCGGTGAGCGCGGCATCCGTGACGAGTACGAAGGTACCGAACCGTATATGCGCAGGGGACGCAGGAGTCGTTACTACTGAGGAGCAGACGCCGATGACCCGGATTATAAGCGGTATATAGACACCCATGGATATCACTTTTCCAAGGAGCTGGCTAGGGAAGCCGCTGACAAGATGCTTAACGCCGACGGGTCCAAGAGAAGATGGACGATGGAGGACGCTAAGCAGATGTTCGATAAATGCGGGGCCAAGAAACCTGATAACGCCACTTGGGGAGATATCCAATATCTGTTCGCTATGTTCTATAGCGACTACTTTCCTAAGGTATTGGATTGCGACCAGAAAATAGTCAAGGCTGTCTTGGCTTATCTGGAAGACCCTGACGCCCCGGAAGGGACGGCGTTCGTAAGGTATCTGGCGGTGCGGTGCTTCGTCGGTGACACAATCAAATGGAGTGATATGATTTAGGTTTGATACAACGTTGGAGAACCCTGTCGGCAATAGAATACCGATAGGGTTTCTTTTTGATCGTAGCCTTATTATGATTACATTTGTTCGAGGTAGATCTTTTGTTCATAGGAAGGGTGGGCGGGAATGAAAAAAGGCATCCTCACGGACACCCTTCCCCTTTGGTTGAAAATCACTTAAAACATTATGAGTTACTACACCGCAAATATAGATAATTAAATACAAACTGCAATGGGTAAGGGGTATTATTGGATAGAGCCAGTGGATCAGACGTTAAATGATTTCCAATTTTATAAGGCACGTATCGTAGGCGATCCTGAATATGACGAGAAACATCATCGTGTTATATTGAGGACTGATAAGTATTTCCCTGTCGGAAGTATCTTCCATGTCTTAAAAGACCCAGAGATGTTTGTTATAGAGAGGAAGTTTAAGACATGGGGGAATAAGTATGTCGTTAAGCCTTGTGAGGGTGAATGGGAATGGGAATCTGTCCAGAAACTTAAAGACAAGGCTATTATATTCCGTAGCGGATTCCTGCACGGGGACGGCAGTTTTTGACACTTACCCGTATCTCCCCCCCCCTCGATTTCTTGGTATTTATGTATATAACTATATTTGAGCAAAAAATAAGTTTGATATGGAAGATTTTCAAGGTAAATACAATGGTAAGCAGATAGATCAGCTTTTGGATAAGGCTAATGATATTGATCTTACCAAATATGCTCTTAAGACGGATAATGCCCCTACCGCCACGAAATTACAGGCGGCTAGGACCATAGCGCTGTCCGGGGCTGTTACCGGTAGTGTCTCATCGGACTTCGGAGGCAACGTAACTATCTCCACGACATTGGCCAATTTTGATGCCTCTAAGATCGCATCCGGAACCATCAGCATAGATAGGTTACCTAAGGCGGCTTTGGAGAGATTGGTCGTGGTAGCTGATGATACGGCTAGATTCGCCCTTACCACCGCTACGGCTCAAAGCGGTGATACGGTAAAGGTCACGTCTACAGGTAAGATGTATCTGATAAAAGACGAGTCTAAATTGAACAGTGAGGATGGGTATGAGCCTTACACGGCCAGTCAGGCTTCCTCCGTGCCTTGGTCCGGGGTTACGGGCAAACCAAGTACCTTCACCCCTCCCACGTCCTCCGCTACCGTTCTTGGCGGTATTAAGGTAGGATATACGACTTCCGGGAAGAACTATAAGGTACAGCTGGATTCGTCCGGCAACGCTTACGTTAACGTTCCGTGGACGGATAATAACACAACGTATAATGAAGCCACGGCCGACACCTTAGGATTGGTTAAGATCGGCTATGCTTCTAATGGAAAGAACTACGCTGTGCTATTGGCTAATGGCAAGATGTACGTCAATGTCCCTTGGACTGACAGTAACACGACTTATACCCAAGCTACAAGCGATAATCTGGGTCTTGTTAAGATCGGGTATTCAGCTAACGGAAAGAATTACCCGGTAGCTCTTGACGGAAATGGTAAGATGTATGTGAATGTTCCGTGGACGGATACCAACACGACATACACCAATATGGGAGCCGCTTCTGCCTCAGCGGCGGGAAAGGCAGGTTTGGTCCCCGCACCTGCCGCCGGAGCGCAAGCCAAGTATCTTCGTGGTGATGGGACATGGCAAACTCCTCCTAACACCACATATAGTAACATGGGAGGAGCAACGTCCTCAGCCGCAGGATCGGCGGGATTGGTACCCGCTCCGGCCGCCGGCAAGCAAGCCTCCTTCCTTCGTGGCGATGGTACGTGGGTGATTCCGACAAATACCACATACGCCAAGGCCAATACCACAACCTTAGGATTGGTGATGATCGGATATGCTGAGAATGGTAAGAATTATCCGGTAGAGCTGGATAGTAGTGGTAAGATGTATGTCAACGTGCCTTGGACGGATACTAATACAACGTATGGTGTTGTAGGAGCTAACGGGTCCACGGGGTTGGTCAAGAACGGCAGTACCGTGACAAGCGCCTCTGGATATACGGCTTGTCCTATCGTGGGTGGTATCCCCTATTATAAGGATACGAATACTACCTACGCCAATATGAAGGCGGCTACGGCTTCTGCCGCCGGTGCTGCGGGATTAGTTCCGGCTCCCGCCGCTGGTAAGCAGACGTCCTTTCTTCGTGGTGACGGGACATGGGTCGTACCTACTAATACCACATACGGATTGGCCTCTACTACAGCTAACGGCTTGTTGAGACAGCTTAATGGCAGTACATCCAGTTTCATGCGTGGAGATGGCACTTGGGCTACACCTCCTAACACGACATATGCCGTGGCCAATGAGTCTACTAACGGTTTGATGGCGGCCGCCGATAAGAAGACCATGAACAGGCTTATAGGGGTTAATACGGTCACGACATTAGCTAACCTGCCTATTAGCAAGAGAAGTATCACGGCTACGTTATCAGCCGCTACCACCCTATCCGTGCAGTCAGGGATGCAGATAGGGGAGGAGCTGATGATCAGGTGCGTCCCGTCGGCGGCCTTCACGCAGGCTATACCCAACTCCGGGGCTTATGTAAGCATGAGTGGTACTTCTATAACCACTACGGCTAACAAGCCTTTCGAGATAAATATCTGGTGTTACGCTTCAGGTGAGTATAGTATCGCCGTTAAAGAACAAGATTAATGATATAAGATATGAGCTACGTATATATAAACAGGGAAATATATCCCAATCAATTAGTTCAGGACGATCCGCTTGATGATAATTACGCCAAGGGCTATAGTTATGATGATTACATTAACGGGAATCCCGCCCCATGGATAGAGTTTGGGGAGGAGCAATTGGCGTTCAAGGAGGCTAATCCTAAAGCTACGGTTAAGGAGATTATCGAGGCTAAATTGGATGACTCAAGGCTTCTTAATGAGGAGAAATCGGCTAAGTATGAGGAGATCAGGACTTATGAGAATGAGAATCTTCATGAGTTTTTCTTGGATGACCAAAATATCTATATCCCTGAATATGATAGGCGTAACGCTTTGGCTGATGGGGCTATAGCTGGTAAGATAACGATCATAGGTCTGGAGTTCGATATGACGGAAGGCAAGATCTTGATCGGGATGATGGATAAGTATGATAATGATCTGATGTCGGCGTTAGGAGCCAAACAGAGGGAAGTAAGCTTAGCCACTACCATAGAGCAGGTGAGGGCTATTGACGCTCAGTCCGGCTATCCAGATAAGGTAAATATCACCATGACTTATGTCCGGCAACAGGCAAAGGAGAAAGATGTCTCCGATCCTCAGAAAGTGGCTGTCAGATTCTCCAGAATGATGGTTAATAACAAGACTATATCTTTATCCCCTAATGAGAAACTGGATGTTAAGGTTCTATTCCCTATATGGGGACAAGAAGGGGCGGAGTTCGGGTTGTCGGTGGATGCCGGATTCTGTTTCAGGGTGGTGAAGGACGATACGGATATCCTTTATGAGGTTATTCAACAACATACATTATCAAAGGAATGGGAACCCGGATTAAATACGGCTTCCTTATACAAGGTCATTGATAAGGAGCATGCCGGGACCATAGGGGATCCTATCCCGTATTTCCCTCCAATGGAGATATTCAAGGATAAATATTACATCCAGAACGCTGATGTATATAAGTGCACTAGGGATAGCGGAACTCCTCTTAGTCATAATCTAAAGGACTTAGTAGGGTTGTATGTTGAGGTTGTACAGGGCTAGTCGTATCTACCCCCCCCTATATTTGGCTTGTGATATGATACAAGTTATTTTTGGCATAATAAAATGACATTTGTAAATATATTTAAGTATGGCATCACAAAAATTCGGTTTCGTAACCGTCGACCCGGTATCAGGATCAGGAGATCAGGCGGTTAATTTCTCCGGTGAGAAACACACCGGTCGTCTTCAACGCACTATCAACCTTACGGTCACCACGAACGGCGGGGCTAAGAAGGCGTTGGTAGTTAATCAGGCAGCGGCTGCTGAGGTGGTAAGACCAGACAGCCCTAACGCTTCCGTACAAAAGACAGGCGGTAATGTTACCATCACCGGTAAGTCTAACAGTACTAAGCTTACGTTCGCGGTCACGCCGGCTGAGGATAACGGGCTTACGTTACAGCTCCCGGCTAACTACACGGCGGCTGGAAAGACTACGGCTAACGGAGCGGTTATCGCCGACGATCCCGGAGCCGCTGGCGAGTTCGTTTGGAGCATCACGATCTCGGACGTACCGGCCAACGTCACGATCGAGGAACTGACAGCTACATTGAAGGTAACTGCCGCTGGTGGCCAGATAGCCAACGTGACGGTAACGCAAGCCGCTGGAGACTCTACTATCGAGCTTGACAAGGAGACTATTAACTTGGATGTAAATGGTACTCAACAGACGGTTAACGTAACATCTAATGACAGCTGGACATGGGCGCAAGCTGCGGCTAGAACCGTATTGAGAATGATGGGACGATAATCAGTTTCTTTTCTCTTACTCAGACCCCGATCGACTAAAGCCGGTTGGGGTTTATTTGTTTTGCTATCTTTGCAATAGAACAAAAATAATACAACTATGGCTAATGATTTGAATATTAATTGGAAGGACGGGGTAGGCGAGGTAACGGACCAGCCTCTGACCGTCAGTCCGGGGTCCGGGGCCGGAAGCGCCCCCGTTTCCTTTGGCTCGGTGATGAACAACGGTCTTGATCGGACTCTTGAGCTGGAGATAACAACTCCAAAAGGTATTAAGAAGACGCTCACGGTGAATCAGGAGGGATGCCGGCAGGCTTATATTACGAGTGACGGCAAACGATGGCTGACTAGCGACAATCGGGTGTATGGGGTTTTGAAAAGCGATGCTCCGTGCGAATGCATAGGTGATTGTCCTTGATATTTTGTTTTTACGAATTTTGTAATTACATTTGTGGCGCATGTCCATCACCATGCTTTTCGTCGCTAATTTATTATAAGGGATACCGGTCTGTGATGGGATCGGCATCCCTCTGTTTTTTAATATGGAGAAGATAAATGTTTTCGATGTTCAGGTTCCTGATGGGAGACAAGATCCGTTGTATGTCGTATAATAAGGTTACTTATTTTGATCTTGACGATATATGTAAGTTATGTTTTGACTCATACGATCTACATGATGTGGCTGACACTAAGGTAATGAGTGAGTTCCTGCACCGAGAGGGTGGTCGTTATTGGACTACGATAGATGGCGTAAGGCAGTTGTATCGTAGGATTGAGTGTAAGATGTGTTTTGAGGTTATAGAAAAATTAAAGGGATTATGAGAGAAAAGAAATTTGATTTCGTGATATATCCGTTGGATTTGATTATCACGGTTGGATTAGATTATAAGACGTTGTGTGATCGTTTCGAGAATATGGAACCTGAACACGAGGGGAAATGGGGAGATGAGGATGATATGGACAAGGAGGCGTCTTTCGCAAATTTGGTAAGGGATAGGGACGATGATGATAAATTTGCCATACTTTGGAATTTTTCGAGCGACGATGATTTAATAATGAGAAATATATGTCACGAGTCATTCCATATAGCAATGAGCGTATGCCAATTTTGCAACATGTCTCTTGGATTTAAGGTTGGAGAGGATGAACACGCAGCGTATATAGCCGGCTTCGCTGGTGATTGCGTTAGTGAGTTCATCAATAGCAAGAATACGGATTAAGTCATAAATTCTATAAGGAATATAAGAATATCAGCCTCCGCTTATTTGTGGGGGCTTTTTGTTTATCTTTGTCAAAAACATGAAGTTATGTCGAGTTGCGTAATTAAAAGGAATAAGGAAGGTAAGATAACCCGTGTCTTGACCCCTTCCGGCGAGGTATCCACCTTGTTCGATAAGATAGCGGGTATAGCCGCCGTAAGTGACCTTAATAAGGCCGCTGAAGCTTATATGACTATTTATAACGATAAGTTTAGGTCTAAGTTCGGGAACTGGACGAGATCCGTACCAAGGAATAAGGAGGCCGCCAGATCCATAAGCGCCAAACTTAACGCTAGCGAGTGGGGGCAACTTATGTCAGCCAAGGTCCTGTCCGTCATAAGCGACATGGATGCCCCAGCGTTGGCCAGAAGTCTTGGGAATAGCGACAATGTCGTGGCTTATCTTACTTCCGGAGAGGTAGGTGATGTCAATGATATGGCGGTGGTAGATACATCTACGGTACAGGAGGTGGATTTGGATTCCATAAACGAGGATAATATTGGCGATACGATACTGAAAGAGGCGTCATGGGATGATATAAGGGCTATCAGGGAGAATATAGATATTAAGGAGACAGCTCGTATGTTATGGAAGGCCGTGGGAAGCGCTTTTACCGGGCAACGACCTAATATTAGGGTGAAAGGCGGAAGTATAGACGGGGAGATCATATTTTCTGGCAATGTCTTGCCTTTAAATGATATTGAGAATTATACTCCTCCATCTTCAAGATTGGTATATGATTCCGGTGAGCCTCGCCTGTTCTTTAGATCGGATGACGGCAAGATATACGACTCTTACGCCAACGCCATAAAAGGATCGTCCGGTGGGCGGGTCGAGGCCGGGTTCTTGGCCGGCAGTGTCGAGGAGAGCGACATCCCGTCTGGCACGACTGACATCTCCTTTGGCTCTTCCTCAATAACCCTTAATAACAGCGAGTCATTCATCCCGATCCTTGGTATTAGCTCAGACTCTAATATAAGCACCCGTGGAGGGTTCGTCAATTACCTTATCAAGAAAGGTATGTTGAGCGGGGAACGTATAAGGTTAGGGGATAGATATTATCTTACCGGAGCCGGCAACTCTGATGGTCTTAAGATCTATAACGCTATGGATGCCTTGTCTAGGCTAAGGAATAGATTTGGTAGTATGTCCTCTGAGATGAACGTATTAGGCTCCATCGGTTTTGATACGGAGATAGATAATGATCTTGATCTTATCACGACATCAGGGGAGAAGGTTACGGTAAGCAGATCGGAGATCAAGGGCATGTTAAGGCAAGGCAAGTTCGAGGAACTTAATAATAAGTATGATGGGTTCATGGAGCTAGCCTTGTCGTTGATGATGGAGGATAACGCCTTGTACGGAAGTAATGTCCGTGGGGTTATTGAGAATGAGAAGGCGGAGGATCTTCAGAACAGGACTGATATCACCAACATCTTATCCACGTTAGGTATCCGGGTGATGGGTATGTCTGAGTATATGGATAAGTATAAGATGCGTAATGGTATTGAGCCTTCGGCTAGGGCCTTATCCGATATGGCCAATGGGGTTATCGCCTTGGCTGAGGGAGCTACGGTAGAGGATCTTAATGAGGAGGTAGCCCATTTCTTGATCGATACTTACCGTAACCAACAGGAGATTGACGAGGTGCTGGATTCTGTTGTCGGCACGTCGTTATGGAATCAGTTCGCTGGTCGTTACTATGAGGTGTATGGGAAGGAATACCAAGGAGAGGAGCTGGATCGGATGGTGAAGCGGGAGATCCTAGGTAAGACATTGGCCCAGCGGTTCGTGCCGGGCATGGAACAGGCGGTAGAGGATCTGACCTCGTCCGAGGACGCCCAGCTCTCCTTGTTTGGCAGGATGGTACGAGCTATACGTAATTTCTTCTCCAGCCAAAGATCGGATTTAAATAAGGTACTTGACAGGATAAAGGAGTCGGCGTTAGCTGATGATCCAAGCGCATTTGACGTGCTTCTGTTAAAGGATAGCGACCATCTCATGTACTCATTATCGGATGTTGACGTGGCTAATAAGCTGATCAAGAATGGCAGGTCATTAGAAAGGCTGTATACTAGATTGCAGAGGATGAGATCAAGCCAAAGCCAGAGGATCGGTGAGAGTATCTCCCTTCTACGTGATATAGGCGAGAAGGTAAGACAAGTCGGGGGTGAGCTAAATAAGAATAACAACCTATTATCCACCAAGAGCGTCATAGCGACCGCCAAGGCTGAGGTGGAGTATTTGGTCACTGTCGCCAGTAGCCTACGTAAGAGCGGAAAAGGATTGGATTATGAGACGATACAGGTTATCGATAACGTATATGGGGAGATAGTTCCTCTGATCAGGAACCTTCGTGGATTCGTCAATAATCAGGCGGCGGATTATTATGGCAACAACAAGGTTGGCATGGTAGAGGATATGGATGATATATTACGTATGGCTGAGACATCCATGTCTGATATAAATGCTCTTCGAAGTGATCGTAATGAGGACTGGCTGGATGGACAGCTCAGGATGTTTAATATCCCGGAAAGATATTGGAATGGGATAAAGAAGTTGATAAATAACATCCATAAGGATATCAATGTCATGTCCAGGTTTTTCGGGACGTTAGAACATAGCGGGAACGCTATCTTGGGCATGTTAGGGCAACGTCTTGCCAAGGCTTATAACGACGCTCATGTTGAGGGCGTGGCTAATATCAATAAGATGACGAAGATGATGAAAGAGCGTGGATGGGGGATAAAGGATAATGAGGATCTTATACAGAAGATAAATGGGAAGAACTCGGATTACCTTGACTCGTCCCGTGATTTCGCTAAATACGATTTGCTATACAGGACCGAGCAGGCTAAGGCTATTATCGATATATATGATCTTAAGAATGTTACGGGTAAGACCGAGAAACAGCTTATCGACCTTCTTCTATCCGATAGAGGCCTTAAGGTGAAGACCCGTGACGACATAGTAGGATATGACGGGGATAAGCCTATCACTAAGGAGGTATATCATATATTCAAGCCTACCATCCAGAATTTCGATATCTCGGACATGACGTTCGAGGATCAGCAACGGTATCTGGATACGATAAATAAGTGGTTGGATGAGAACCGGGAGAAACCTATGGTGCAGGCTTATTACGATAAGATCGAGAAAGTCAATAAGAAGGTCGAGGAAAGACTGGGTCGTAGGGTATCGCAAGCTACGTCCGATTTCATGACCCGTATCCGCAGGAGCCGGTATGTGGCTATGGATAAGTTCGTGAGGAACGGGAAGGTCGATTGGAAGGCGTTTCAATCCGATCCTATAGCTTGGAGATCTTATCTGGATATTTTACGTGATAGGGCTATAGCCAAGGGCGAGTGGTATTCCGATGGGACACCAAAGGAAGAGGGATCCGAGGCTCTGATGATGTCCGAGGAGATCAAGGCATGGGACGAGGCGTGGGCCGAGGAGTTCGGGAATACCAACGAGGGTCGTAAGGCTTCCGCCGAGTTCAAGGAGATACTTCGTGGGATAGAGCGGTCCGAGGGCGGCAAGGCTGCGTTTGAGTTCCTGCTAGCTGGCGGTCATCTTGGTTTCTCTAAGGATATGTGGGGATCCGAGGAGGGTGATTATTACGAGAATCTTGTTGATAAGATCACGGAGCAATCTGTATCATCATCAAGGATAGAGAAGGTAGAGGAGGCGATGGCAACAATAAACGAGATCAATGACCAGCTAAGGCCTTTGCTTATCCAGTACCGGGATAGCACGAGATACGGGGAATATGATTTCGATAGGTTACGTGGATCCGCCTCATTAAGAAAGATAAACGAGTTATATGATCGTCTGGCTGAGGCTAAGAGCGTTATTAACGCCGCCGCTTCCGCTGAGGCTATTGAGATGGATATGCCTGATACGGTGGAGAGTGGAGTCACGGATTCTTACCGTAACGCTTTAAGGGATGCCATGGCATACGACAAGGGTATGGATGAGATTAAATTCGCCAAGGAACATATGTCTGCCCGCTCCCGGAGTCAGGTGGATAGGATGGCCGCTAAGCTATCTAGGAAGAACCCGTCATGGACGACCGTGGAGGTATCGTTTTTGAGAAGGAAATACGGTCCTGACTTCAATAATAAGCTAGCTAACGACATAGCGATGGGTAAGGCTAATGAGGTTCTTGTTGAGTACGCCAGAACCCGACTGTATCCTTATATGAGAAAATACTCTCCCAAAGGGTATTCTGATTTCATCAGCAAGATAAATAACGGTACGTATAAGGTATCCGAGTTCTTTGATGCCATGGAAAATGGTATATCAAAGGAAGAGAGCGTATCCCGTTTCGGGTTCGATATTAATATGATCGATCTGACGATCAATAACCAGTGGCTTGATGAGGCCGACGCCGAGAGTTCTTTCCGTAATCCTAATTATAATCCCGATCTGGGTTATGGATATCATACGCCTAGGTTCGATAAGTACAAGAACGAGGCTTTTTTCAAGAAATACGGTATTACCAACGAAGGGGAGGAAGCTACGATCAATAAGGATAAGTGGGAGATGAGGAAGGAGTTGCTTAACATAAGCCGTAAGGCTATGGAGGACTATGATGAGCGATTCCGGAACATCTACCAAATACCACAGATATCCAAGGGCGGCGTGGAGAGGATGGTGCAGGCCGGGGTTGACCCGAAGGCGGCTATCGGCAACGCCGTACGTGATATCGTTGGCGAGAGGGTGGATGACCCTATACATGGTCAGGGACAAGACCTAGGAGGGCTTGATGAGAACGATAACAAATATCGTATGATCCCCAAATACTATCTTAATAAATTGGAGAACGCCGATGACGTGTCCCATGACTTCGCCTACTCCTATTCCATGTTATCCTTACAAGCGACCTCTTACAAGTATAAGAGGGCGGCCTTGGATGATGTCATGGGATACAGGAACATGATGCTGGAGACGCAATACGACGGCGGTAAGAACCCAGAGGCCACTCACGCCTATAGAATGTTTCAGGACTGGGTTAACGCCAGTATCTATGATGTTAGGATAAATAATAAGCGGGCAGAATGGAATATAGGTAATTATAAGGTCGATCTTAATAAGCTGGCTCTTATGTTTACCAAATTCGTATCCAAATCCAACTTAGGCTTCTCCCCATTCGTCGCGGCTACCGGCGCCCTTACCGGGCAGGCCAACTTCCTTTTGGAGGGTATGGTAGGGCAGTATATAAGCAAGGACTCCATGAAATACGCCTATGGGGAAGCCCAGAAGCAGTTAAGTACGTACGTGTCGGAGATCGGGGATATAAACCGCACCAACAAGCTATATGTCGTTGGAGAGGCTCTAGGCGTGTTCAATGTCCGTAACCGTGTACGATCGGCAGCGTATAACAAAATCTGGAGAACCTTATTCCGGGACCTGCCGTTTAAGATGATGGAGGTTCTTAACTCCCCGTTGGATCCGCAGGTCATTATCTCGGTCATGGATGATACCCGCCTATACGAGGGTCAGTTCTGGTCATACTCCAATTTCAAGGAGATGATGATGAAAGACAGAAATATGTCCGCTAACGAGGCTAAACGCGATTGGGAGCGTTTAAGGGATTATTCTATGTGGAACATGGTAGATGTCAAGGACGGAAAGATCGTGGCTAAGAACGAGGCTAACAAGGATATTATAGACCGATATATACCCACCTTGTCCAGTAGGGTAAGGAGTATGGTGCAGATCTGTGACGGCGCCTTGAACGAGCAGAACCGGGTGGGGGCTAGCCGGAACGCTATCCTTAATATGGTGCTGCCTCATCGTGGATGGTTTATATTGGCCGTGCAGCGGGCGTATAAGAAAGCCGGTTTCAATTTCCAGACCAACCAGTTCGAGGAAGGATACATGAGAACGTTATGGAGATTTGCCGGGGATATTTATAATATGATGTCAGAAGGCAGGATGAGGGAAATACATGACGTGCTGAAAGAATATCATAGTCTTAATCCTTATGAGCAGACCAACATCAAGCGATCGCTTGTTAATATGGCGGTATTCGCTACCATGATAGCCATAGGACGGGCGTTGATGGGATACAGGGAGGATAATGAGGATAGTTGGTTCGGGCAGTTCATTACCTATATAGGATTCAGGACGATCAATGAGATCGCTTCCCAGACATCCCCGTTCATGGAGCTTAACGCTATAGATATGTTACAAGACCCGCTGGTCACGGCCCGGAAGCTAGGTGATCTCACCGATCCTCGGAATTGGGATCCGTTCGCTACCGTCCAGACCGGCGTGTATAAGGGCGAGAGCAAGCTATGGAGGCAGCTCATGAAGTTCTCGTTTGGTAAGCAATGGTATAATATCAAGACGGCTAGGGATATTAAACAGACGTCCGACTACTGGCTGATGACCAACGGCATGACGATGGGATTCTTTCTAGGCGGTAGGAATAAGGACGAGTCTGGGGAGGACGCTAATTGGTACTTTGACAGGGGAAGATAACTGATATAGTATGACGAAAAAAATAGCCAGTCAATTGTTTAAGACAATTTGATTGGCTATATTTGCATTATGAAACAATGAATGACGGGATCTCACTTCAAGGTCATTCAATGTGTAAGATATTTTTGGCTCATTAGGATTTGTCGAGGTGAGATCCGACATCTCCTTTTGGGCCTATTTTTTATATCATGTGTAATATTGTTTTGAATGATGATTTATCTATCAGATCGTATTTCGAGAAGGTTCTTGAGTTAGTTAAATCCGGAGAGGATTTCCCTGTTAACCTAGATGAGGTTTGGCCTTTGATATATTCTGATAAGGGTAAGGCTGTTAGGGTTCTTACTGGTGATAATGGGTTTATTAAAGATATTGATTATAAAGTTTTTACCAAAAATGGTAAAAACCCTACCGGGGGAAGACCAACAATTGTATATATGATATCTGTATCTTGCATGGAATATTTAATAGCAAGGAAAGAAAGACGAGTATTTGATGTATATAGAAGCGTATTTCACGGCACAGCAAATGCTTTAAATAAAACGGAAGCATCTGTAGAAAAGAACCTTCCACATAATTATATAGAAGCATTAGAAGCGTTATTAGCATCTGAGAAAGAAAAACAGACATTAGCTGAAGCCAAGAAAGCAGCGGAGGAGGCTAAGATGATATCCGATAACATTATTAAAGAACAAGCCCCTAAGGTAGGATTCGCCGAAACAGCTATTATGGCCAATGACAAAGGTGATGACATGTTGATTCGTGATGTTAGGAGAGAACTTGAGTCTCATGGATGTGATATAGCGGAAAGATCTCTAAGAGAGTTTTTACAAGAGCAAGGTTTCTTTTACAAGAATAAGAGAGAATGGATATTGACAGAGAATGTTATGAAGAAGGGTTACGCGCATTACAGATACAATACGGATACCGGGATCAGGAATACGGTTTATATGACTAGGAAGGGATTTGAGAAAACGTTATATAATATCAAGAACAAACCTCAATCAAGAGAGTCTTTCATCTCTTTCGGGGGTAAGATATTTGATTAAGATAGTAGAAGGATAGGAAATTATCATCCTATCCTTCTTATTTTCGTTATCGGTTATTATATTTATACACAAAATCATCCACATCCATATACTCACATCCGAAGTTCTCCGCCGTCTTCTTATCGGAGTCGGAGAACTGTCCTTCTTTTCCGGAAGCGTCCCCGATCATCAAGATAGTATCGTATACGATCTTTTCTTCCTCATCTTCATCGTTATTCATGTATTCGATGAAATCCATATACTCTTTTATCATCCCTATATTCGGCTTCCTATTGACGTTGCGTTTATTATTGCTTTCGCAGTAATAAGCACTTACGGATATATCCGTGTAATCTTCCAAGGCGTTTGATATGTAATCGAATTTATATTCAAACATCTCTTTGTCCACGAATCCTTTTTCTATACCTCCCTGATTTGATATGATTAGTATATCATCAGGAGCGTAATTTTTGATAGCCTCAAATACGTAGAGTTTGAGTTTCATATCCCATATACCTTTAGGGAATGTATCCCCTGACAATGTCTCAATCAGTGTCCCGTCTAAATCTGTTATTAACAATTTACACTTTTTCATGATTCAAAATTTAAATGATATGTGATTATTTAGCCATTTTATCAAGGCGAATATTAAAAGAGAGCGTAGTAGGAGGAGACTTTGGCAACTCATTGCCAATTCTTACCATCTCATCATGTTCCTCTTTCGTTAAGAAAGGTTTATCTATTAAATAAGCTAACCTTTCTTCCAGTTCTTTTTGTTTCTTATTACTTTTCATAAATATAATTTATTATATAATTACCCATCATTAAATTACAGATCCATCTTTTGTAACTATAGGAGTTCCGGCTGGTAATATCCTGAAATTAACACCAACTATTATAAAACTCCCTTCTGGATCAGGATCTTTATATATTAAATATTCTTTTCCATGGAAGCATGTACGTTTAGGATCATTTAAGAACTCATCGAATTGAGCTAACTCATCATCCTTTAATCTAAACTCTTGTTGATAATCTTTTGCTGTCTTCATATTTATGGTTTTACGATTCTTAGACGATGAGGTTCTGCTTATTCCACAAATTTTCCTCATCTTCTGATTTGACAATTTTTATTCCATCAATGAATGATTTAATAGATATAGGATCGTCCTCCCACTTCAAGTACCTATCTGTTAATCTAAGGTAAATCTCTATGATTTATAGGGATTATACGCAAGTAATATATCCTCATTGTCTACCCAGCTTCCATTAAGGTTGCCGTTTGGATGAAAAATCATTTCAAACACCACATCATTGGCAATTTGTTTTTGCTCATACAGTTTTACGAGATTTGCGCTTTCGCTTACCATATCTATACCTTGATATTTATATACCTCTACATAGTAATAGTATCCAAGTAATTGTTTTACAGGGGTAAATCTATTGTCTTTATCAATACATTTCCATATATCATTCAGATATACTTTGTTCTTCTTGAGATAAGCCATTTTATCATGATTTTTCATTGCCTGCTCATCATAATCCATCGTCTCACGGAATATAACATTGTCAATATAAAGACTATTATAATAGTCAAGATAACGTATAATTCCATTCATGTCATTTATTCCCTCTTTTAGCAGTAAACAGCTCATGCGTGGACGGAGATTGTTGGCTTTAGCGAATATAGCTATACGGGCAATATCATCGTTGCTACAATATCCGTTCTCATATTGCATAATGCGTTTGTTTATCTCCTCGTCAAAATGAGCTTTACTAATATTGAGATGCTGGAAATGGTTATCCGTGATATGTTGCAGTATCGGCTTACCCTCCACGATATCGAACAGGCCTGACCCGTTTGTCGTTAATGTCCTTTTCCTGTAGCCATATTTTTCGATAAGCCTCAGGATTGGCACGAGTCTTCTTGATTTTGTAGGCTCCCCTCCTGTGATTGATATCGAAGGATTAAGCGGTCTAAGTCTGTTAAGTATATCATCAAGTCTGGACAGATACTCATCATCAGACGCTATCTTGCTTTTCTTATACATTTTTCCCTTGTTCTCGAACCTAAGTTGGGCAACACAGAACCTACAGTTGGCGTTGCAGTAATCGTCGGTGAATATGCTTAGGTTAACGTTCGAATACACCCTGCGTCTTTTCCCGTCAAAGTCAAAATCATTAAACGTATATTCGTCAACATTGAAGCATTCTTGCCTCTTCTCTCGTATATTTTGAAATTTCAATGTATTCATTTTATTATAATTTAGATTCATGTTTTGCCCTATCTTCCAGATCACGTCCAAAACACTCGCCATCAGAAGCGTAACAACGCCATTCGTCATACACGTCGTTTATTCTCAAAGGTGGAAGAGATTTGTCATTTTCAGCCCTGCCGTAGGAGTTGAACAGATGGAAGCTTGATATGTCTACCATCTCTTGCGGTAATTCGTCCTTAAGCGTATCTAGCTCCTTATCGGTATATCCTCTTACGTTTATGGCAAAATTCACATATGGTATAAACTCACAAGCCGAGATGATGTTCTTGAGATAATTGGCGAATTTAATGACAAACCTATGGCTGAATACCGTTTTAAGGTAGGTGTTGTAAGATAACTTCACGGTTATCCTCTTCTTGTTCCTTACCGCTATTTCGACGATCTTGTCGATGTGCCTGTCGATCGTGAAGGCATTGGTGTCTATCACGACCTCTTCCACCTTTTCGAGCGTGGAGATATATTCCATGAATAAATAGAATTGCGGATGCGTGGTAGGCTCTCCTCCTTCTAGTTGCACGATATATGGTACATCCATATCTTTCATGATTTTATGGATAGTATCAAAGTTCATGAATGATTGCTTTTCGCTGTCTGATTTCATACAGCAAAATGGGCAACATACATCACAATAATTTGTGATATTTATGTATAACTTATTTCCACGTATCATTACCAATCTCCTCCATCATTACCTATTCCTGAGATTGTAGTTATAATATTATCTGGATTTGTACCTGCGTTAGGAAGCATCTCAGGTATAGGATTGTCTTCCCTATCACCATGCATCATGACGGTAAGAACCCCACTAGCGGAATACAACCAGAGACGTTTGCCGTCCTTCTCCCATTTCTTCGCTAATCTATTTAATGATTCAATCAGCTTACATTCTTCCGGGGTACATTCGATCCCTGCATCAGTAAAATATTTCATTCCCATATTATTGATTTGTTTAATTTACGAGCCTCTGATAAGGCTCGTGTTAGTATATCCTTTTTTCTTATAATCTCCTTATATCTTTTGATATTCATTTTTATTATCTTCATAGCAATAAATACTCCTCTATTTTCTTGGCCATGTCAATAAGCATCTCACATCTGAGGTCGTTAAACTCCCTACAAAATCTCATCTCCTCCTCATGCTTTTCCTCCGGCGATCTGTTATCACTTATACTATAGCATGATGATGAGCATACTGGTATGGGCTTCATGGCCTCTATAGCCAATTTAATAGCCTTTTCTTTGATATCGCTCATACCATTTTCTTCTTTTACCCAGATCATACCGCTATGAAGGCAATCAGGATCATCAGAATGATTTATTGAACAAATTCCTTTGTCGTAAAAACAACATCCCGTACAACTCTCTTCTTCTATCTCAGGAATAGCCACGTATGCCTTTCCTTCGTATATTTTGACTTGACCTTTTTTCATCTTATCAAATTTTTGCATCCTACTTTCTTCAACTGCTCTTCGGTAGCTTTCTTCTTCGGGAACTTCCCGTGCCATTTTCCGGGCACCACGACATCACGGCCGTCCGGGGAGGTAGTAAGCCTCCCGCATTCGCTGCACAGTCCCATGCCCTTGTACGGCTGTAGTTCCTTGGCATACTCGAATTTGTCCACCATATACTCGTTTGTCAACATCCAGTAACTAGACGTGGCGGTATTATCGACACAACCGCATTTAGCGCATACAAATAAGCTCATAGTAAATTATTTAATATCATTATCCTTCTTATCATCGTCAATCCTCTCCACCTTAATCGTCCCCATATCGCCTGAAGGTAACGTAATACCGCTATACACGTTATTCCAGTCCTCATCAATGGCCAACTGATGTAATATCGACCTATATATCTGGTAGGTGTTGCCGATAAGTCTCTTCCTGTTTATCTTATCCTTACTACCCCCATCATATCCTATATGCTCATAATCCCCAAGATCAGGGAACAACCTTCTTCTTATCGCTCGTGAGTTATTGATTATAAAGCTTCTTATCCCTAGCGTTTCCGCTCCATCCATATCATTTATCAACGTATCTGTCGTATGTTGTAGGTCCATGTCGCCAGCGGCGAATCTACTGATGTCTTCCACGCATTGGGATATCAGCATTAGCTGTTCCCTTGTCAACGTTATTTTATAAAGTTGTTTGCTATTCATATCTTTCTATTTTATTTATCATCTCGAATATCTTCACCGCTATCAACGGCACTATGGCATTACCATAAGCCTTTATTGATTCTTTTCTCCATTTCCCGTAAGGAATGGTAAGGTTGTCCACATTAAAGGGTAGCCCATCATTTCCTCTACAAATAGGGGACTGAGTTGGAAAACTCTTCCATTGAGTCGATCCCCGTCCATCCCAATCACGGCAGGCATATTTCTTAAAGAGTCTGTTCTCGGTGCTCCGTTGCTTTTTGTCATCTTCCTTATCGTACAAGAACCTGTGTGATCTGAGGCCACTGGTGTCGGTAATAAGTCTCCGTATTTTATCCCTTGTTTGGGAAGTGAACTCAAATCCATGAATCTTGTCTTCCCGTCCTTGTCGCAAACCTTCAACCCTTGCGTCTGAACAGTCGGAAGCAATGAACCATATCCTATACCGTTTATGTGGCGCTCCGACACCGCAAGCTGGAACAATGATCGGTTGGACGGAATATCCTTCACGTTCAA